ATTTGTAGGTGTTGCCATTATGCTCTCCTTGCTGTTCGCGTTCTTTTAAAAGAACGATTTGATTTCTTCTTTTCCATTCTAATATTTTTAGGGTTATTGTTCAAAGGGTTGTTGTCTTTGTGTGCAACGTCTTTACCGTCACCTTTTTTGGCTTTGCCTTTAGCTATCATTAAACGGCGTGCTTTATTACGAGCTGCTCTACGTTTTTTTTGTGCGGCTGTACCTTGGTATCTATCGTATTCTTGCCGATAGTTTCTGGCCATTACTTGCCAGTTTTATTCATAGCTTTTTTGTGTGCTTGTCTCATGGTATCACCCATAAGCATGCGCCTTTTCATAAAAGCCATGTGCTTTGCGCTGTGGTGTTTGCTATGTCTTTTTAGGGATGCCTCTTGGCGTTTAGAAATGCTTTTCTTTTTAACCTGTTGTGAGGGTCTTTTAACTTTTCTAGGCATTATTTCTTGCTTTTTTTCTTCATTATTTTCTTTTTAAGAAAAGCCGGCAAAGTTTTTTGTTTTGCAGTAAGTTTTTTTTGAGACCCCGATTTCTTTTTTTTCATCATTTTCATTATTTCCCTTTAGGTTTTTTAGGTTTATAAACAATGTTGTCTAATTTTTCTGATACTTCAGCTTCACTCATTAAAGTATAGCCATCAGTAGAAAGTTCTTGGTTAGGCACATTAGGTTTCATTTTAGTTTCCTCAACCTTCATGTCTCCTACTTTACCGGGTTTTTTTGGTCCTGGTGTTCTAGACGCCATCTGTTTTCTCCTGTGCAATTAAAAAATCAAGTAACTTTATTTTATCATTAATCTCAACTAATTTACCAACCAGCTGATCTAAGTACTCTGTAAAGTTAGTGTGCTCTGGTATTGAAGTAGCGTTTGAAGTAAGGACTTCTAGGTCTAAACTGACCTGGGCCCGTTGTCCTTCAAGCGTTGCTTTATAAGCTGTGTAGATAGATCCTTTATCCAAAATATACTTCTCCTATTACATAACCACAAACAAAGAAGGCAGATGCCCACATAGGTTGAGCTTTACAAAAGGCCCATACCTGCGTCCAATACCCTACAAAGTCCTTCCATGATGATTTCATAATCCTCATCCACGGCTAGTAACCGTATGAAGGTTTCTTTTTACCTTTTTTAGCCGGCTTTTTCTTTTTAGCAGGCTTTTTTTTGTACATTCCTTTCATACCCATTTGATTTATACCTCCGCATTTCATAATAATTTATAGTACCTTAACTAGGCTCAGTTGGCCAGACTACATCATCAAAAGATGATTTACTTGAATTGGTTGCCGGTACATCTCTTAATGCTTGTCTGTATGTTGCCCATTCTGTTTTTTTGCTGTTTGATAAAGGCGTGTCTGCTATTTGTGTCCAGTCTGATTCTAGCAATAAGGCATCTCTTGCTAGTCTTACTTGATTCCAAAAATCCACAGTCTGTTCTACTGCAGAACCGTTAAGTATTTTATACTTCTCTACCTCGTAAACCCCTTCAATTATTGATTGGTGGCTTTCTAAGTTTATTTGATCTATGCCTACATTAGTTGAACCACAAGATTCTATAACCCCGTCTGCTGTTTTGTAAATTGTATAATCTGCCATTTTATTGTGTGTTATCTATAAAGACATAAAGTGATTGGTATGTACTTCTTAGTTTTGTTATCCACCTTACTCGCCAATAAACAGTGCTTTGAGAAGTACTTAATCCGGTTATTGTGCCGTTAAACACAAAAGTATAAGTTCTAAATGTTCCTGCTGACATAGTAACGCCTTGTATACCACCTGCTGCTTGTTGGAAAGTAGAGTTATCTATGCTGTATTCCAACACCCCGTTGGTGCAGTCTCCATATACACCTGACCATATGGCTCTGTATTTTGCGCCATTACGAACATCCCCTATTGATAAAGGTAAATATGTTCCTGTAGATTGCGTTTGTGTTGTAAAGTCTGTGCTAGCTCTTTCAAACACACTTCCAAAAACTTCTAAAGGCACAAAAGCACCGCTGCTTAAATGACTTTTAATGTCTGTACTAACATTATCAAAATGTTTAACATTAAGAGTATCAGTACTTAATAAGTCGTTTGCGGTAATGGTATCAGCATCAATTTCGTCAGCTGTAATACTATTAGCTGTAAGTTCTCTAACTCCAACAGTACCCGCAGTAATCTTATCCGCATGTATTGCATTAGCGTCAATTAGATCTGCAACATTAAGAGTTCCCGTAGTAATCTTATCCGCAGATAAAGTACCAATTTTTGCAGTTGTTATAGAACCATTTTTTATAAAGGCATCTGCTATATAAACGCCAGCTGCTACGCTTTCGCCATTTAAAGTTGTAGCTGAAGTAACAACAAAAGGAGCAACAGAGTTGCTAGAAGCTGCACCCGACCCGGTCCATATAGCAAACTTGTCTGCTTGAAACTGTATAGCAGAACCAGTCCCACCGCTTGAAGCATTTGCTTCTAAGACCATGCCAGCTACCGCTCCATTAGCTTCAACTTTAAGGACATAAGCCGCAGCTGCGTTAGCATCTGTTGCATTAACATGCGAAATAATAGTATTAGAGGCGCTGTAAGCAGTACCATCATTGTCATTTCCAGAGCCAACAGAAGCGGAAAGGTTAGTAATACTAGTAGCATTAGCACTGTCGGCACTTGCTCTAGTAGTTGCTTCCGTTACAATAGCAGCCTGACTTGTTACATCACGTACTTCAACCCAGTTAGACCCGTCCCATCTGTATTGTTTATTACTATCGTCTGTATCAAACCAAAGGTCACCCGTGTTGTTTGCAGTAGGCTGACCAGTTTGAGTAAACACCGTGATTTTACCATCGTTAGCGGTGTCCCTTACAACTACCCAATTACTAGAACCCGTCGCACTAGCACGATACAATTTATTATTGTCATTAGAATCTATCCACAGATCACCTACTGCTATAGCTGTAGGGGGATTATCTTGAACAAACGTTTTAGCTTTAGTACTTACTGTTGCTGTTAAAGAAGTAATTTCAGAAACTCTTGCAGTATTATTATCAGTTAAAGTAACTACATCACTTTGTGCAGCGGCCATAGCAGCACTTAAAGTACTACCTGTAAAACTAGTACTACCAAACAGATTAACTAATGTTGCATCACGTCCTGCTACCCAAGCATTGTTTGATGTGTTTCTTGTGTATATTTGACCATCGTCTGTATCAAACCAAATATCATTTGGTTGTAAAGCATCACCGTTTGTTCTAGTGCTAGGTTCGCTAGAACTTTTTATAATTGTAGCGGCTGTTGCACCCGTCTGTAACAGATTATATCCAGGTAAGTTAGAAAGATCTTCACTCAAAAGGCGCATAGTAGCCCCTATGTCTTGTATGGTTGTAGCACTAGCCATATTAGACCAAGGTCCTGGAACGCCTGCAGTACTTATATAACGAACCCAATAGTAATAAGTTCTATTATATTCTGTACTAGTGTCAGTGTAAGAAAACCCACCTACACCACCAGCTAGTGGTCCTGCAGCGATTGCACTGCTTAGATCTTGGGTTTGGGATCTCCAAATTTCTGTGCTCGCATGGTTGCCATATGGAGGATTAAAAGATCTAGAAGTGTGCCAAAACAAAGCAATATCTTTAAACAAGGTTTCTGCGCGCAGGTTTATTGGAGAAGGTGGCACCTCTACATCACCTGGTAGTTCGGATACAGGTCCGAAACCTGTTGCGCCAGTGTTGGGGTTATAAGGAGATTGAGCTAACGTAGTTGCAAGACCACTTTCTACAAGTTCGCGTAAAGTTACGGCCCTATCTATGGGATCACCTCTTCGGCCAAGCCGCACCTCAAGTGCTTCTTTTATAGACTCTAAAGCAAGTTTAGTTTCGGGGTCTGTTTTTGCCGGAATATTCTTAATGGCTGGAACTTTAGTTTCAGGCATTAGATTCCTCTTAGTTCATCTATTGATTCAGCAATACAAATTTCGTTAACTACTTTCGCAGAAGATACTTCTATTGCAAAATCTTTAAATACTCTCGGTGGTAGCCTAAGAACGGGTTCGGGTATATTAGTAGAACTTATACTTACAGAACTGCCAGCAGCATTAATATAACTGCCTGAAACTGAGTGTTGTGTACCAGAAATAGCAACAGTTCCTGTATAAAACAGTGTGCCATCTCCATATACTTTTACTGTAACAGGAAATGCTTCAGCATCTACTTTAACAAAACCCATGCTGGTTGGTTTGGGTGGAACAAAATCTTTAGATTTCCAAGTATATGTTTGATCTGTTGTACCACCTTGAAACTTTTTAATTTGGTTTGCAATAATTAAGTATGCATTACCATCATCAGGATCAGTAAACGTGCCTCTAATAAGCGCACTTGCAGTCAACTCAGTTAGTGCGTTTTTACCCCCTCTAGGGTCAAATATAAAACCACCAAACCCAGAACCTGTATTATAAAAACCTAAATATCTACCTTTCCACAAAGTAGCATTAATAGTGCTTGGGTAGTAAGTAGATTGCCATTGGTCTGGAGTTATTAACCCTTCAGTAATAATTTGTACGTCTGTACCCGCAGCTGCAACTAACCCTTCTGCCCCTGCATAAATAACATATTGACCCATATCTACCATAGATGTTTTACTTAAACAGGCTTGAGTAGATTCAATTTTAATTGCACTCATAGAAGCAGGATCAGAACCTGCAACTAGATATGGAGAACCTTCAGTGGTTACAATTAAACCATTACCAACAGCTTTCATGCCTACAATGTTATCTTCTATTGCCATACGATAAGCAGTGGGCCAAGCGTGCGGTAAGAAAGGCTCAGAAAAACATACCCGCTTACCAGTAAACCCTGCCATTATGCCGTTTGGCATTGCAGTTAAACCTTTCATTGGCCCATCGGGATAGGTAGAACTATCATCATCTGGTGGTGCTACCCAGTAATAAGAAGGAATAACTTCAGCTAACTCATCATTATTAGAAGTATCCGTATAAGTAGTAGTTGACATAGCAATTTCTGCTACAAATTGAAAAGCCGTTGTATTAGAACCCGTGTTAGATCTATATATACGTTTAACAGCGCCTGAACCTAAATTAGAATTTGATTTGCTTGTACTAGTTTGTAAATTACTTAATGCCACACTAGCATTGTCATCTGTTGTAACTACACTAGAAGCGGGAGAAGGTGGCCCTTCTTCACCGTACGCACTTACAAAAGTGTAGACATAAGAAGTAGAAAAATCGGGTAGTTGGTCTGAAACCGCACCAAAAGTAGCGCCGTTAGAAATGGTGCCAGACGTACTTGCACCTGTAGCTGCGATAGCAGGTTCTACCGTTAAAGTTGTTGCACTTGGTACTGTAGCTATTTTGTGTGTTTGGTTTATATCGTCTGCGGGTATAGCATTTTGGGCACCAAAGCCTGCAAGCGTTACATATTGACCTACCGCCGCACCGTGGTCACTGGCCGTGGTCACTGTTAGTACTGATGAACCGCTGGACGTGGTTACCGTAGCGTTAATAGATGTTCCCGATGAAACGGCGACGGTCGGGGCCGCTGTTGGTGCCGCAACTCCTAACCTAAAAAATGCGTTAGGGTATACAGTTCCCCCTATGATTTGGCTGCTTCTGCCCATGCGTGGAAAATCTTGACCAGTCCAATAAACAGTGTTGTTTATATCACCTGCTATAGGCCCAGGTACAACATCTACGTCGTCATCAAACTGTAGCCATTGTGTATCTGTGTATTTGTATATGCTTTGTCTATTAGAATTAGACAAAGTAGTAACGTCTGCTTTTGGGTTTGTAACTGTATCATCAGTTATAGGAGTTAAACGTTGACTTTCTAAGTTAACGTTTGAAGCTGTTTGCGCTAGAGTATCTTCTAGTAATCTAGGTGAGACCTGCGGAGCAATTCCACCAAACTGGATGAGTTTAAAATACGCCATATCATCTGAAAGTATACATTATTGCAGCTATAACTGCTGAAAAGACAACCCAAAACACGCGTTCGCCGTTGCTTACATCTTTTTTATTTAGTTTAGCAGTTTGTTCAACAGTTTCTACCCTGTCTTCAAGTCTGTCTAAACGCATAATAAACCTATCGTTTTGTTTCAATACAGTGGTTACCCTTTCCTCTATACGAGCAATAGTTATGACAGCATCTGCAAGCCTGTCTATTTTACTTTCTAATTTATCTAATCTATTTGATACGTCGTCGATCACTTGTAACTCCATATATGTGGTCGAGGTCTGCTTGGTTGCGCATCGAGCGTGTCAAGATGTATGAACCGGCTATCACCATGCTGTTTTACTCCTAACCCTGTAATACCATGTTTAAGGGCTACTTCAATTAATTTTAAAGCGTCCTTGCCGCGTATTAGTATGTCGATTGCTTTACCAGAAGCATGGGCTCCTGGTGTTTTTTTCTTAGCTTCTATTGGATGAGTTTTATCTCTGTAAGCGCTGGTTACTATAAAAGGCACTCCTACCTCTTCTCGTATTATATCTAGTTTATGCATGAAGTCATCATCCATTTTGCATAAACCGGTATGTTTACACTTTACTTCATTCTCAGAAAAGTATTTCCAGTTAGCCACCCTCTTCCTCTTTTGGGTTAGGTTCAATTTTATCTTCTTCAATAAAAACTTTAAGCTCTTCAGATATATGTAATTGTGCGCTTTGTTTGATTTTTAAATTAACCGCAAGTTCTGCTATGGCGCTTTGTAACTTAATTAAAAGGTTAAGGTGTTCTAAAACCCTAGGGGTAAGGTTTTTTATTAAATATTGTTCGCCGCCGAAATTGATTGAATCAATCTCTTGTTTTTTATCTGACATAGTTTACTCCTTATCTTTGTCGGATGAGTTAGAAGCCCCAAAGTAAAAAGAAATAACAGCGCTGGCTAATCCTCCTAAATACCCTAAGACCAAGTTAATTAAAGCTTCACTATTTTGTTCTGGTGGCTGTAAAGTTACTAAAAATATGTAACCCATAAACCCACATATAGTGACAAACCCTAAAGTTCTTGTTGTCCAATCTTTACTAAACTTAGTACGTGCATCTTGTTTGTCTGCAGTTTCTAAAGCAAAAATATCAACTTCTAATTCTTTCATTTGAACTTCAAATTCGGCTTCAGCTTTTTTAAGTTCAAGCATTTGTGCTGGACTTGCAGTTTGGATTGCTTGATTAATTGATTTAGGATCTGTTTTACATCCTAAAACGCCTGCAATAACAGAAGCTGCTTGTCCTCCTAATGGGCCACCTAATGCAGAACCTAGAGTAGGAGCCAAAGCTCCTACTACGTTCTTAATTAAGTTAAACTTCACTAGTCTTCTTTTTTAGGATCTTGAAGCTCGTCAGTTTGCTCGTCAATGTTTTCAACAACTGTATCAATTACGCCTTCGTAAGTTTCAGCTACTGTATTAACAACGCCACTAACATCTCTTAATGCTGCGCCTGAAATAGAGCCAGCAGTTTTTACTGTTGTATCTACGGTAGTCATAGCAATTTCTTTACCACCTTCAATAACAGAACCTACAGTTGCACATGAAGTTGCAAATAAGCCAATTAAAATAAATGTAATATTTCTCATTATTTAGAATCCTCTAATTATACTAAAGTTAGATTATATCAGCAGGAAATCTTTTTGACCATATTGTTAAACTATATTTTACTTCCTGTATTAATGGCAAACACTCGTGGCCGTGGGTTACTTGTCCCATAGACAATATAAAACTAACTGTTTACCTTTGGTAATTCTCCGAGAGGCCTTTCATTAGTAGGTGCCTCCGCTGTTCCTGTGTTCACATATGTTAATAAGGCTATCAGAGCATCAAGGTCAGTAGCATTCTCAAGTGCTGTACACATTTCATTTGCTTTTGTTCTCACTGCTGCTCTTTGAGTTGTAATAGAACTTGGTACAGCTGTGCCGCCTTCAGCTTCTCTTATAACCATCCAATCTGTTGGTTGTAAAATATTTGCAGCGTCTACATTAATACCATTAATATACCTCTGTCTTATACCATATTGTTTAATCTCACCTTCTATACCAAGACCATCTGTTTCGTCTTGTGCTGTAAAGAGTACAGTATCTAAAACTTTGGGTGTTGCGACACCATAACTTGCAGTAACTACTCCATCGGCAAAGTCAAAGCTTTGATCAGTATTAGTATAAAATTCTTTATTTTGAAAATTTGTATTATTGACAATAACCTCATAAATCCCAATGGCTTCTAATTGTTCTGTCGTATAACTTGTAAAAACAACTCTCGGATAGTTGCCCGATTCTAATTCTAAATCTTTAGGTCTCGTGTAAACCTGAGTTACTGCATTATTTTCTACTAATGCCCACATATTTTTCTCCTATTTTTATCGTGCACACGCTGGTACACCTGTTGATGTTACAAATGGATTTTCTGCAAATGCCATGTAAATATATTTTCTATTAAGACCATTTGAACCTGTATTTGCTCCTCTCTGTTTAAAACCATTGCTTAATATATCTATATCAAAAGCAGTGGCTGTATATTCAGCTGAACTGTCATTTGGAAACAATTCGCGAAAGGCTTCGTTATATGTATCTCGCTTATGATCATATACAATCCAATTTTCTCCTGAATTACTTGAATTTTTAAATAGTACAAAAGCTGGTCTAAAACCCGTATAGACGAATGTACCATTAGTACCTCCACTCCCAGCATACTGACCAAACTTGCTATAGCCTTTTTTCTCTGCAAAGGCATAACAAATCATGTTGTTTGAGCTTTGATTGGTTTGTTGTCCTGCACCTACAGAAAATACACTTGAAGTTGGAGCAGTATGATTCCATCTGTTTGTTCCACTATCTATTTGTCCATCAGTATTATTAAGTGCTAATGTATATCCAGCATCTGTCATATCTTTATGATAAACAGCCCAATCAACACTTGTAGTTCTATTTTTAACTATTAAAACCGTAGGAGCTTGTCCTAGTCCATGTCCTATTGTTCCCGCCGAACCAGTACCCGACCAAGTAATAATGCTAAACCCAGCTGTGGTATTTGCTTGTACTGTAGCATTTATAGAGCCAGTAGTGTTGCTTGAGGTCGTACCACCATTGGCTTTCCATTGCCAAGTAACAAATCTTTGTGCATTATTATTAACAGCAGTATCGCCACTACTTAAAGTAAAACCATTGCTATTAAAACTTGTCACATAGCTTGATATAGTGGAATCAGCGTTAGTTGTAAATGTTGTTAAATATTTAGTAACTCCTCTGCTTGAGTCTGCTACATAAATTCCTCTACCTAAGTCTCTGTTTATTTGCCACCATAAATCAGGTTGCATATTACTATTGCCATCATTAGTGATGGAATGATTTACAGTACTATTACCTGTATATAAGGTAGTTTGAAAATGTGCTGATGGGTCGTCTATTGTTGTATAAGCCATTATCCGTACTCCGCTAAGTTTTTAGTGCATAAGGCATAGTAGCCTGACGGAGGTGCATATTCAAACTTTCCATAGCCATTGGCATCTGTTGCTGCACTAGAAATTGCAACAGAGGAATACCCCCCAAAATTACAATTAAGATTGTTGTCATATGTTTGAAAGAAAGGTAAAACAAATATGCCATTAGCCATATCATCGTCTAAATCAAAAATGTCTATACCTGCATTTCCTGTTCTAGTTCCATTATTGTAAAAAGTAATTTGTCCATCGTCTGCGTTAAAAGCTACTCCAAAAGTTCTTCCTATTGCTCCTGTACCTTCTGAAGGTAGCCCTGCTGCTGTGTTTTGAGATGTAAGAGTTCCATTAGTCATCGCCCAATAATCTCCATAATGTAGTAGCCAAAATACAGCACTGTCTATTCCTGAAAAAGAAGCATTATTCCCCATCCCTTGAATTGTATGCAACCCGATGTAGTTTAGTAAACCATAAGATCCGCTTCGACTTGGGATATAAAATTCCCAATACCATTTTCCAGCTGTCACACCCATTGTACCAACAAAAGATGCGAAATTGTTTTGACCATCTCTTGCCATATAAGTACCACCTTCTGAAGCGTTTGCAGCAGTATAATTATCACTAAAAGCTGCATTAAGCACACAAAAATTATTCGTAGGTGTATCAGTTGCTTGGTCAAGAGATGTAATATTATTAAGAGTAACATTTTTACCGTTACCACTTGAGTCTGTACCAAGTGAAGCTGCATTATTAAATTTTAGATAAAATCCTTGATTTCCAAAACTTAAACCACTTAAATCTTTAGGTTTCCATATACCACTATTATCATACTCACCAAAACTTGTTGGAGTTAATGCTGATCCATCTATAACAGCGACCTCTGCCCAGTAGCCTGAATTGTCATATGAACCATCTCCATCTCTTGTGTTGAAATACATACTACTTCCAGACATCCAACTACTTTCCTGATTTAGACTTGGCCAATCATTATTATTAAATGGATAATCCTCTCCATTTACATACATTTTTACTCTATTTGTATTTGTAGCTTGTGTTGTATCTACAGCTAACACAATATGATACCAAGCAGAAGTATCTCTTAATTGACCTGCTGCTTCCAATTCTGTAGAATTTCCATCAAACATAAATCTAAGTGTATGATTAGCAAAGTGAAAACGAGCGTTACTGCCTTGGCTCATTAAATAGTTATCAGCTTGATACCCGCCTAATTGTGTTCGTTTAATCCAAAAACTAAATGTAAAAGTTCTTTTATTTCCTGCGGTTGGACCACTGCGATAAAACCATTCGTTTCCAGAATTAGCTTGAACCTTTAAAGAATTTTCAACCTCATAACCACTTGAAGCTCCATAAAAATTAGAGATACTTATGGCACCTGAAGCTACTCCTGCGAGGTCTCTTAGCTCTGTTTCACCCAAAGAAGAGGTTGCCGTTGCAGATCTTCCCAGTTCAAGATTAATAGATCGGTTAGTGGTAGTTCCCCCTATAGATAAAGTTCCACTAGTTTCTAAGGGCATTATTTAACCTTTTTTTTGGTCGTTAAGTTGTTGTTTGAGATCATCAACTTCTGTTTTAAGTTCTTTAATAGCTTCGATAAGAAGTCCTACCATATTACCGTATGCTACTGATTTAGTTTGCATTTCATCCTCAGCCGTAATTACAGCTTCGGGCAGTACCTTTTCAACTTCTTGTGCAATTACACCAGTCTGTCTAAGTGGTTCTTCTACATCTGTTCTGTCAAATGTAACTCCTCTTAATTGAGATACCTTTTCTAATGCACCATCAATTACAACAATGTTATCTTTTAGTCTTTCATCAGAGTAAGCTGTTACGTTACCAGTTGCTGTAAAGTGACCTGCATCGTCAAAGGTAAATCGTGTGGTTGTTCCATCTCGAATATACCAATTTCCAATTCCTGAATTAAGATCGGTATACATATGTGAACCATTACAGAAGAACTCAACATCATCACTTGAACCAAAACGTAGTATGTCATTGTCAGCAAGATCAATTGCGTTTCTAACACTTAAAACTCCATTAACAGTTAAAGTTGTTCCTGTTAAAGTTGTAAAGGTATCCGTGGCATCACTTCTTAAGAAAGAACCTGAACCAAGACCATCCAATGTATCAGCATCTAAGCCACTACCTGGTCCGTCTACAGTTTTAATTGCCGTTAATATCTGAGCAGCTGTTTGATCTGCGGTAGCACCACTTTCAATACCGTCTAACTTAGAGCCATCGGATGCAATATCTCTTCCATCAACTGTACCTGATAATGTAATATTTCCGACAATATCAATACCACCTGATGTGGTTGCCAATTTTTCAGAACCATTATGGTATATTCTTACTTCAGAATTTTCTGTGCAAAGTAAAGCCCATTCATCATTTAAATCATCATAAATACCAAAGTCATTACCATTGCCCATAAATGAGGTAAGAGTTTCTCCACTACTATTTGCAATGGTAATACCTCCCCAACTACTAGTACTTGATGTAATTGCTAATAAATCTGCTCGGTGTGAAGATTCTGCAAGTGAAACTTGTGACCCTAGATTAATTGTAGTTCCTGAAAGAGTTGTAAAGGTATCTGATGCATCACTTCTTAGGAAAGAAGCTGAACTAATACCATCAAGTAAGTCTGCATCTAATCCTGAACCTGCCCCGTCTACTGTTTTAATTTTAGTAAGTACGTCTGCTGCTGTGTATGAAGAAGATGCTAATTTAGCATTTAAAGCTGTTTGTAAACCGTCTACATTACTTATTACATGGTTATGCGAGTCGTCTGCTATTGTAACAGCAATACTTGTTGTACCTGAACCAGAAACATCTCCGCTCAGTGTGATTGTTTGGTTACCAGTTAAGTAACTTCCAGTTGCTTGTTTTCCATTTAACTGAGTTTGTATATTACTTGTTACACCGTCTACGTAATTTAATTCAGCCTTTGTCGCTGTAATTCCGAGATTCGTAATTGCATTTGCTTGTTGTGTTCCAGTTAAACCTTGAGATGCTGTATCAACTCGTAAGCGATTTCCTAATGCTGTTGAGGTTGTTGTAGAAAAGTTTGCGTCATCGCCAAGAGCTGCTGCTAATTCGTTTAATGTATCTAATGCAGCTGGAGCTGAATCTACTACTCCTGCAACTTGTGTATCTACATATGCTTTAATTGATTGTTGTGTTGGTATTCTTGTTGCGGAGTTTGTTGCAAAGGAATCTTCGTCAATAAATGTAATTCCAGAAATTGTTCCGTCACTGAATGAGGTTGCTGTAACTGCACCTGTTACGTTTAAACCACTAGTGTTCATGGACATCTTGGTTGAGCCTGAGATATCAAAATCTATTCTCGTTGTAGCATCAATCGTGATTGGATAGCCTGAATCTATATGTAATCCTGTGGTTGCTCTGGTATCGTAAGGTAAAGAAATACTAGCGTAATCAGTTCCTGTAGTGTTAAATGTCCAGTTAATCTTAGCTGTTGTACCCGCTGCTCCACCTTTTAAATTTATTTCAGTATTATCTGAGTCTAGTAATAGGTTGCCTGAAATGTCTATGCCTGTTGAGTTTGTGGCTATTTTTTGACTGTTGTTATAGTAAAGAGATACTGCACCATCATCATTAAATACAGCATATGTTTCCCCTGCATCTCCACTTCTAAAATTAATTGATGCAGAACCATCTATATATAAATTTCCTGTGCCAACATCTCTAATATTACTATGACTGCCATTATGATAAATCTGTAAGTCTTGTGATGCACCAAACTGCAATCTATTAACTGTTTCACCTGAACTATCACCGAATTGGATAAGTTGATCATTTGTATCTAATGTTCCACCTAGCTGTGGACTTGTATCTTCTACAACATTGTTAATAGAAACAGCTTGTGCTCTAGCATCTGTGTAATAGAGGTTGGTTGAGCCCTCTGTAATAGTGTCCGTGTCTGCTGTAAGGGTTCCGCCATCTAGTTGGGGAAACACATTCATGATCCCGGCTGTTAGTCGGGCTTCTATTGTGTTGCTAGTTGAAAAAGCTCTGGCTGTAGTTCCCTCCTGTGCTCTTACAACAGTAAGGGTATTACCACTAATAGCGGTAACTTTAACAATCTCGTTGTTGGTATCGTCATCAATGGTGCAAAGAAAATATTCTCCCGCACTTAAACTTGGAAATACGTTTCCAGCCTGAACAGAGATTGAGGTCGCACTTGAACTAATATCAGCTGTAAGTACGGTATTTGCATTGTTCTTGAAAACAACTGCCACGGCTTTCTCCTATTTTATTAAGAAACCGTTACAGTCCAAGTAATTGTCATTGAGTCCGCTGATCCCTTATTTACAACTGAAAAAACTGTTCTACAAAGAAGAGTTCCATTAGAAGAAGCATTTAAAATACCCGCTTCAGTAATAGCTCCAGTACCAGTACCAGCACCAAAAGTTGCAACATATGCAACCTCGTTGCTGCTAACAGTGGTAGAGGTTAGTGCTACTCGACCAGCCTCAGTTCCTAATGCTGCATCTCCAGCAGCCGCAGCAGTAGAACCCGTTCCGATAGCCATGTGTGACATAGCAGTAGCAGTAGCATCTTTCATTCTTGATGCAACATACTCTTTGCCGTCAGTAACAACTAGGTTGGGAATCTCCTGAACGGTGTTTCCGTTGATAGCGATCTTTAACTTACCAGTAAGTTTTAATCCATCTTTTAACATTTATAGTCTCCTAATTTAATACACCAGTGTTAAGAGCCCTTGTGTTCAAAACTAACCCTCTAACATTTACTATTAACTGTACGTTAATAGACTCCGTTACAGAGGTTTGATCTGTAAGGCTCTTTGATGATAATAACACTTCTTGATCTGATAGTGAAGCGGTATCAAGAGTTTGTTTATTAAGCGTTTTTGCGTGAGATTCCGCTAAGGATAGCTGGTCTGTAAAGACATTATTTATTAAATACACAAGCGTCTCAGACATGGTTAAGGTCTCAGTTTTAGTAAGAGCATTTAAAAGAGATGCAGCCTCTGAAAGTGTTAAGGAGTCTGTTTCTGGCTTAGACAATAACAACTCTGCGTTCTCTGTTATTGCAAACGAGTCTGTTAAACCTTTTGAAAGAGAGTAAATGTGTTCTTCAGAAAGGGTGGTAATATTTGTTTTATCAAGACCAACATCTGTTTGTAGCGGATCATCAACACTGGCAAGGTCGTCCAAAGTAAAACCATCAGTAAAGGACCTTAGATAAGAAACAACCCTAGAAAAAGACTCAGACATAGATATTGTATCTGTTTTACTGAGCCCTGGCGTAAGAACCGGGGCTTCTGTAAGACTTACTGCATCAGATTTTTCTGCAGTAAAACTTTTTGCAAGAACTTCACTAACCACAACAGAATCTTCTTTATTCAAACCGGTAGCTAGGACAGCATTATCATCAGACATAGTTAATGTATCAGACGTTGGTATACTAACTAATAAAACCGCAGCCTCACTCATAGTCATTGCGTCTGCTACAGACTTACTAAAAGACTGTACTAATTGTTCTGTAATAGTAAGAGTTTCTTGTTTTGTTGTTGTAAATGTAACAGCCAGAGCCTCAGATAAAGTAATAACTTCTGCATTTGGATGCCCAGAAAGAAAGTAAAGGTTTTTACTATCGGCATCTAATAATACATTTACGGCTGATAAATCTACATACTGTAATGAACTTTGTAAGTTTGTAAATGTAATGGTTGACTTTAAGTCAACATAACTAACTGTTTTTTTGAACGCCATTAATCGAAGTCATCACGTACTTTAAACTTAATTAAATCTTGTACTGTTTGAATACCAGATCCAGAAGTTGTGTGTTCGATTTCACCTTCAAAAGTTCCTGCAGTTGTCCACGTTCCTGTAGGGAATGTTAATGTACAAGTGCCATTAGAAGCGCTTGTTATAGTAGCAGTTATTGTAGAAAGAACCGTTGTTGACCCTACCTCACGAATGCGTAGTTTTACAGTTGCACCAGTTAAGTCGATTGGTGCCCAAGTAGTTTCGTCTTCTGCATCTAACGTAGCCCCAGACGCAGCAGTGTTGCTGTCTTTTAGGGTGAAAGTTAGTTCAGGAAGAGTGTCTCCTACTACTAATTTAATTGTGTCTGAATATGCCATAAATTACCTCTTAGTATACCTAATTTTCTCTGTCAAACCCACCTACTTGATTGTAGCCTGGTATGAAGTCATCTATTTTTAATTTGCCTTGTGGAAAATCCCAAAGTTTTTCAAAAGCTGGTCCTAGTGGGCCAACAAAGAAAGGATCTCCATAAGTCTTGCCAGAAATTACAGGTAGCATAAGTGCGAAGGGTCCTAATGCCCCACTTCTATCAAGTATTTCCATGGAGTATTCTCCATAGTCCATGTCTAAAGATTTTCTATAATTTCTTTCTGTAGAGTCTACACCAGGAAGGGCCCAAGCCAATCCACCTTTAAACCTTTCTCGCAAATCAAATCCTAGCATAGTCAATGGAATTAAAGTAGCTGCAGCTAAAAGTAGTGGTGTTGCAGATTGAGACATAGACTCTCCTGCTTCTCTTCTTGCGTTCATCTCTCGACCTATACCACCAATAACAACTTTACCATAGGCATAGAAGAAGGCTTTTAGTTGCCAAACTAAAGCAAATCTAGGATCTGAAGCCCAAGCGGGTCTTTCAGAAGCATTGGGTCTTACAATAGACTCATCTACAAATCTATATAAAGCTACTTTTACTTTTTTACCAGCAGGGGTTTCAAGTGATTGTTCGCCAGCGTTCCAATCTGCAACGTCTTGTGGAGTTAAATTTAGTTCTTTTAAATACCTAATAGAACGTTGATCACCCTCTTGCGCCCTTCTGCCATGTTCAATAATAAAACTTTTACCCATACCAGCAGCAAAAACCCTAGTAAATTTAGTAAACCACTCTGTCCCTGTATACTTAAAAAAAGCTTCATTTGCACGTTTAGAGCCTTCTGTCATGTAGTCCATTTCACCCGCATTAACAAACATCATGTTAATTGCATCGGTGCTAACAGCCCCTATGTCGTAGGCCAGTCGCATGGCTTCTTCATCGCCTTTTAAAGCATTATAAAATATTTTTGCTGACTCCCTTAACTTGGGTAGTTCTTTAGACCTAAGTACGGGTCCTGCTACATCAGGGAAAGATGCAAACACTGTTAAAGCTAACAAGCCAAAAATGTTTGCTGTTAAAGCCCAACTGTTTGCAGTTTTTAATTTAGGATATTTTACGAATAACTCTGGGTTAATTTTACCCAAAGAAGCTAGCACCATGCTTGTAGCAATCTCTTTGTCTTTTTCAGTAGGAAGCTGATCTATCAACTCTTGTATACGTTTAGGCCCGCCCCTTTTGTTTAATTCATTTCGTTTAATTGTAGAAGTTACATAGTTACGCAAAGATTGTGCTGGGTTTACTAACGCCGAGTTGCCTTGTTCATCTACAGCATTTCTTAATTCTGTAGTAGGAATGTTTCTAAATGCATCAGATCTACTTTTAGAAAGCCCCAATGCAAATTTTCCAGCATCGCTGTAAAGATCTATATTAGTATTTTCAGGATCAGTTATAAGAAGGTTTACCATTTCTCTTGCAACTTTAGGGGTAATAGTAAACTCTCTTTCGCCGTCTTTAAACTTTTTACCTTTGTTAAACTCTACTAATAAAGCAACAACTTTATCTTGTATTACAGTGCTGTTTTCTATGTTTTGTAAAGCAATAGAACGCGGAAAATAATTGCTCATTTTTCTTATGCCAGCATACTTTTGAAAGTTTTCATCATCATACATTTTTGATAAAAACTCTCTAATTTCACGTGCTTTAGGGCTTAGTTTATCAGTGTTTACTCGGCCATCTTCTGCTTCATACAAAATCTCCATAGCTTCATCAGTGACCTCACTTAATTCTTCAAAACCTAAAATACGCGCTATTTTGTTTGTGTACTCATAAATTTTTTGTTGTTTAGCTTTACTCCAACCTAACTCAGTAGTTGTTTGTGACTGAGAGTATAAAATGTTTGCTATTTGTACACCTATAGGCCCAAGCCCCCTAAGCATGTTATCGGCTGTATAAGCTATTTCTTTTCCTGTACCTAATGCCTTTCTAACCCATCTTGCGGTTTTAGATTCAGATTCAGCTAGTTTTTTTGCTGTTCTTGCTAATCTCTCTACTGCAGGTTTTGACCCTGCGTTTTTAGATATTTTTGGTAGCTCATCAATAACAATACTTCTTATAATTGCGCTATTGAACATTCGGTTTGGCGTACGTTGTGGGTTACCTAATCCACGTTTTCTATCAGAAATAAGTTTTGTTATATACTCATCAAAAGCCGGATCTACTTTAAATCTGTTTCTAAATGACTGAGACATCTTTTTAAAGAAAGCCCTTAGTTTTGCAGCTATTCTTTTGTAAATAGCTTCTCCACCATCAGTTGCTTTTGCAGTCTCATCAATTAAAAATTTAGCAATTTGGTTAGCACCATGTTCTTCAAATCTGGCTGCTATGTTTTTAGGTTCTGAACCTTCCATACCAGGAAAGTTTAGATCCTGTTCTAATTCAAACTTTTTAAAGTTTTTTACAAGTAATTTATAAGCATTACTATTTGGTTTTAGACTTAGAGAAAATTCTTGCTCTAAAATAGAGTGGCCTAACTCGTGCATAAGAGAAATGGCAGCTTTGCCTTCTGCTTCAGCGCTTGTGCCTTTCTTAGCATCAATGATTATAAAATCTGCGCCATCTGCTCCAGTTTGATAACTAATAATTCTACCACCAGCATTGCCTTGGCGTATAAACTCTTGCTCCTCCATAATTGCATTTAAGACTTGGTTGTTTCCTATATCTCTAAAAGTAACTACATCATCAGTAGTAAAAACATATATGTCACGCTTGTTTTTAAAATCATTTCTAACAATATTCATGACTGTAGGTAAAAATTTAGCGTCTTGGAAAGACTCAGTAACTTTTTTTGATATAAAAGATACAGGGTCTCTTCTAGTGGTCTCGGGTCGTAAAGGGTCTTTAGGTCTGTTTTTAAACTCGTCTGCAGCCCTTGCATCTGCCATATCTGTAGAGTCTAGAGCTACGGTTTTTGTTCTTGTATCTGTTTCTTCAAAAGTAGTAAAATCTTCTTTTTTTTCACTTTGTGGTAGTTTTAACTGGTCTATAAAAAAAAGGGTTTTAGAAATACCCATTTCTTTTTCGAGTCTTGCTTTTTCTGCTTGTAATTTTTTTAAACCCTCTGTGTCATTTAAAGTTTTATAATCTTCTACAAGCTCTAAAACCCTGTTGTACATGCTTCCAAGCCCAATATTATTACCTTGAGTGCTTAAGTTTTCATTAATAATTCTTTTTACTTTGTCCTCACTTCTTTTAATCGCTTGTCGAGTCCGTTCTTGACTGGCGTTTTGATTTACAGGAACAGTAGCAGCCTCGCCAGTAGTACCACCAGCAGCACCACTTTCTCCACCTGTAGCTATAAATTCGTCTGGGTTTAAGGGTTGTGTAGCAGTTCCAGCTAATTGTTGCCTACTTAAATCCCTTTCTGCAGCAGTACCTTCTTCTTCTGTTTTTAATGCAACTCGTAAAGCAGCTAGTTCTTGTCCAATACTTTCGTATGGTTCATTTGGTTCAGCTTCTGGGTTGTCTTCAAGTTCTTGGATACGATTTTGTAACCTAGTACTTTCATCAGAAAACTCGCCACGTTCTGTAGCAAGTTCTGTCATAGAAAATTGTTGGTCCCCTCGGCCTTTTGTGTAAACAACTGCTTCTGCTTCTTCTTCTGCAGTTAATTCTGCTATTGGTTTACCATTCCAAAAGAACTCATACCCTAAAACTAAAGCTTCTGCTGCAGCTATTTGAAAACCTTGGTTAGCGGTTTCTAAGTCACCAGTAGCACTAACTTGAGCTTTGGTTCTGTTGTTATATCCACGACCGAAGTTAGTAAGTCTTGGCATATCTATAGGCTGAGACTTTTCTCCTTTCTCTTTATTTGCTGGAGTTAAAACTGTCCAAGGAGAACCTTTATATTTTCTAGCTGTAGTTTTTGCTTCTTTTACCCAATGCGCAACTTCTACATCCATATCTAACTCACCCGGTAAGGTGTACTTAAGCATGCCGTGACGGGGAGTGCCATCTTCATCTTGTCCAATTTCAATAATATCAAAGTAAAATGCTTGGCCCGCCTCTTTAGATCTTTTTGCAAAGTTTTTAAGAAGAGAGCCTGAATAAATATTATCTTTTATATTAGCAACAAGTTCAGGTTGAAAACCAAATGCATAAACCAAAGCATTTTCTTTATCTGCTTCATAAGCTTCTGCGGCTGTTCTACCTTGCCCCCCACTATCTGGTTTTGTGCTCATGGGTCTAGTTGGATCATTCCCTTTCCATCCCTCTTCTTCTTGTCTTTGTTCTGTGGTTTGAGACTCGTGTTTAGAAGATTTAATTGGGTCAGCTTTAGAACCCGGCTCATCTGTTACTAACTCAGATTCAAAAGAAGTTGCTCCCATTGCACCAGCTGCAAAAGATGCCATACGATCATCAAGAGCTGCTAAATCTAAGTCATCAACCTGTTCTTCTTGGGAAGCTATACCTTCTAATTCTTGTTGAAGTTGGCCTTCTGGGGCCGCTTTTTGAGCACCGCTTGCTCCCTGTCTAATCAGTTCAATAGCTTGGAAGTCTTGTCTTAAAGTCTGTTGTTTTTGTGGGGATAGGTTTTCTATTCCTTTTGTGGGTAAACCTTTTTTTACATTTTCCCTATCTTTAATTTGTATCTCTTTTAAAAGCCCTTGATACCTAGCAATTAATGCTTCATCTTCTTTAGTAGTTTGCTGGTCCTCGAGATCCATACTACGTCTTTTTTCTATTGGAGTAATAGCCTTGTTTCGTTCTTCAACGTGTTGTTCTACAGGCTTGGTGACTATGTTTGCGTCTGGCCCAAATAATTTTATAGCTGCTTCTTTTGCTGATTCTTCGTCTTGTATGTTTGTATTTTGATACCAAACGGGTACGTTACTATCATTCAATACTTCTACAACTAAATCTCCAGCTTTGTCTCTACTATGCGAATATCCAAGTATTTCAGCCAAAGAATTATCTAAAGCCGCTGTGTCATATAAATTTTCGTTTTCAGTTTGTTCTTGAAATCTTTGTCTAAGTTCTGGGTTAGTAGTAAGCAACATCCCCATAGACTTACTAGCTTCTTTATCTCCAGCTATGTGCTGTGTAACACCCGCATCTTGTAATTTTTGTTGTAGTTCTGGTTTATTTTTTAACAACTCAGCAAGCTGATTAAAGCTATCAGGATCTATGTACACCGCTTCTTTGTTGTTAGCGGGGTCTATCATGGCTTCTATTTGTGCTTCCAACCAAGCTTCTGGTTCTGTGTACACGGTGCCCGGTTCATTTTCGCCGTAGCGTTCTTTATAAAAAGCTTCAAGATCGTTTTTTATTTTAACGTCTTTTATTTGCCCCCTTGCTTTGTTAATAACTCCAGTTGCTGTTCCAGTTGCAGCGCCAATACCAGCACCACCAAAAAACCCCATAAAAGCCGCTTGGGCACGGTCCATATTAGCCATAGCTGCAGTGTAGTCGTCATCAATTGCAAATTTTTGTCGTACTGTTATTTCTTCTTGCAATAATTCAGTAAGACCTTCTACGCTTGAAGATCTAGCAGCACCAGCTCCTAAAGATTGTAAAATAGTTTTATGGGCTTTCCCGCTTCCTTTTTTTATTTGATTTACAAAGCCTTTAAATACCAAAGCTTCACCACCTACACCCACCGCAGTAAAAGGCACACCTAGTCCTAAAGACTGAAAAGCTTGAACTGGGTCAGTCATATCTTGTTCTGCAAAAGTACCAAAAGCTATACCAGCACCCTGTGGGTATTCTTGGCTTACAGCACCTGCAACTGCTCCACGCTTTGCAAATTTTGCTCTTCTTGCTTGATCAATGGGCTTGCCCATTTGTTTTCTATAAGTTTGATAAGCCCCTTCTAAAATATCATTTTCATCTTTGTCTAAGGTCAAACCTTTCATTCGCTTTTTAGCAATTCTATTTATTTCTTTTTTAGCTACATTACCCGTTAAACTTTTTGCAAACCCTACAAAAGTACCAGCAGTAGCGCCTCCAGGACCCGCAAGTATTGCGCCAGCGCCTGCACCCGCTAAAGCAGAAAGAAAACTATTAATAGCAGAAGGGCCAAATTGTCCAGTTGCACTTGAGACTTGATTTATAAAACCCCCAAAGGTGGGTTCATCTAGAAATTGATGAAAGTCTTCAACGGGCTCCATAATAGCTCCCGCATAGCTTTCATTTCTTTCAGCTTGCGCAATATTATCACGCATGGCTTTTTCGTCACCTCTAATTGAATTAGCTAAAGCTGAAAAATAATTTAAGTTGGCGGCTACATTATAGCCACCAGATTCAAAACCTTTTTTAAAGATCTTTATTGGGTCTTTTAATTCTCCTCGAGCAGAAGATTGTTCAGTGTAAGCACCGGGTACTTCATAAGTGGGTTTTTGACCAACTTTTTCTGTGTAAGCCTGTGGTACTTTTTTAGCCACTTACTTACCGCCAACTTTTTTTGCTCGTGCCTCTATATAATTTATAAGTTGGCCTTGTCCTACAAATTGAGTAAAATCTTCCCAGTCCATGCTTTCATCAGCTGGCAATTGGTAATTACCTCTTGTGTTAGTAAATTGAACTTTTTGCGGTTGATTATTGCTGTCGTAAACAATTTCAAAGTTGTCAAAGGCCCCACCAAGAGTTGGATTTTCTTTTCCATAACGAAGGAAGAAGTCCCCTATCGCATCAATAAACCCTTCAGAGCCCCCATCAATTTTTGCATTAACGGCTTCAGCAACCATAGAATCCATAAGTTCTAAATCTTTAGTTCTAATTGGTTCTGCACCCGGCTCCTCTGCATTTTTTATCCTGCCCAGAAAATCTGTTAAAGAAGTTTTTAGTTTAGTTATAAATTTAGGATTACTATAATCTATCTTTTCATCATCTCCAGTTCCTGTTGTAGCGGCATCATTTATAGCTTTTAGTTCATTAGAAAATGTTGTTGCTTCGCTAAGCCTATTTTTTCTAATTGTTTCTGCAAGGCTTGCAGCACGTATATCTGTGTTACGCACATCATCTGCAGTAACCCCTGGGTTACCAGTTTGTTTGTCGTTTATAAATTGTTGGTACAAATTCATAGATGCATTTGGGTTAGTTCCACCATCTAATGAATGAGCTATTATAAGAGCAATTTGTTTATACTCTAAATCATCAAGTTTACCTTGTTCATAGCGTTTAATAAGGTCTGCTTTGCTAGCTATTTGTTTTTCTTCCAATAATGTTTGAATGTTTTCTGCATCTTTTGGACTAATTTTTTGTAAAGCGGCAACATTGTTTTCATCAGCAAACCAAGTTCTAATGCCTTCCATGTCTTCCGGAATATCAGTAGGCACGGTTGTAACACCTTTTACACCACCAATCTGTCCCCCAAGAAAATACTCTTCTGGGTTTTGTTTCATTTTGTTAAACTCTTCAGGATTAGAAGAGAGAGTCTCTTTTATAGCTTTTATTTTTTCAGGATTTACTTTAAATCTTCCTTTTCCATCTACCCCTAATTCTTCTGCTAATTTTCTTAAATCAGTTTCTTCTTTAGGTGTCATGTTTGTTGTTTCTATATTAGCAAGCCTTTCATGAACCTGTTTCATAAAAGGCATAACTTCATTTGACACTGTAGTATTAGCGGCAATTTGTTCTCTAGAAGTTAAATTTTTACGCTCTTCTGGAGTTAGTGAGTTCCAATCTTCTTCTTTTATATTAAATGGGTGTTTACTGTTGGGGTTTTTTATATACCCTTTCATAGCATTTGAAGCTTCTTTAGATCTTGTAAAACTTGCTTTTCCAGAACCCCGTGAAGTTACAGTATCTGTTTTTAATAAGGTTTCTATTTCTTCTTTAGAGGGTTGACTAACTTCCTCTGTAGTTTCTCCAGACCCACCTTTTATTGTAGACACATCTTCTGCGCTACTTACATCTTTTGCAGTGCGTTTTTCAGCAAATATATCATTTACACCCAAAACCGCACTTGAAATTTGTTCGCTAGTTCCTTTATTTAAGTCCTCACCCAACTGAAGTTGAATACGGCCTGCTTCACTATCGCCTAAGTTAAGACCTTGTAATTTACCCAATGCGTACCCACTTAAGCCACCTTGCGTAAGGGTATTAGCTAATTGCCCTTCAAATATAGTTGCTAAAAAATTAGCATCTACAAAAGCTGGCCTGTCATCAGGATCAGTACTACGCGAAGTAGTAACTGGTTTTATGTCCCCATTTTTATCTCTAATTTGCAAACTGTAACGAATGGCTCCTGTTTCTGGGTCTTTAAAGGCTTTTGGTTTAAGTAAATAACCCTGCACAGTCTCGCCGGTTTCTTGATCGTAATAATTTCTAGCGTTGTTTCCGGCGTTAAACCAATTTTCAAAAGCCCCGTCACTTAGATTCATAACTTTAGGCACATCTGCAACTAAAGCCCCATCTTTTACACCAAAAGCGTCTTGACCAAGAACGGTATTACTAACATTTTGAATATCTTTACGTTTATTTTCGTCAGCTAATACTTTAGTTTGTTGTTTAGTATAATCTCTACTTGCTTTATTAGAATAAGCGCTTTCAAAACCTGCTAATGCTGAACCAAAACCAAAATCATTTGTTGCCATAATATATACCTAAATTGCAAACGCCATAATAGCAGTTGCTGCAAGCGAGCTGCCCATGCCTATCATTTGTGAAGTATGAGCTGCTTTTGCATTTTTATAAGCTGAAGCCTTTGCTGCAGCATTTTGCGAAGCTGTTCCCAGACTAGACAAAGAAGACCTATTTACGCCCTGCCCAATATTAATTAAATCTGCTAGCGTTGTTTGATTAATGTCTCTTTGTGCAACACGTGCAGTATTTAAACCCCCAGCTAAACCAATTTGCCCCTGTCTTTGTAAAGCCCTTTGTTGTTCTTGTCTTTGAGCAATACTTAATCCGGCCCCACCATAACGAGAGATGTTTCTTTCTTGTACACCCCTAGCAATCTCTGCTTGTTTAGCCGCATCTTCTGGCGCTCTGTCTATTAAAGAGGTGTCGTCTTTAGCAGCAATTAACTCATTTTCAAACTGTCTATAATCCTGTACATAATTTTCGTAATCTTGCCGAGTTATGTCTGCAAAAGCTTTTTCTGGGTCATCAACACTTGGCAAAGTAGAAGTTGAATAACTTCTAGTTTGAGCCATATTGCTTTGGTAGTCTTCTAAAGCCATTAGCCGTAAGCCCCCATTTTAAATCTGTCAGACCAAGTATTCTTTTTTGTTGTATTATCATCTACCTTAGTTTTACCACCAAAGAAGCTTGTGTCATTTTGTAAATTTGCAAACCCTTGTTTTGCTAAAGTTGTACCTAGTTTCACTCCCGCTTCGGTCTGAGCTTGTCTAACCATTTGTTTAGCTTTTGCGGCTTGTAAATCTTTTGTGTTTTGTATTCTTGATGCTTGCGCTAATCCAGACATAGCTTCGCCGGCTTGGCCTCGTGCTGTCCCTAAAACACCCGTTTGTTGTTGTCTTTGTGCAGCTAAACCTTGCGCACTTGCAGCAGCCATTTGTCCTACTGCGGCCGATGCTAAATCAGCAGATTCATCTACTGATCTTGCGCCAGACAAAGTTGGTCTACCTGTTAAAGCCTGCATAGTGTCTGCGCCTGCAACGCCACGCGCTACACTGCCTAAGTCTTCACTGCTTGCTTTATCACGCATTTCTCTAAGCAAAGGTGCATAAGTTTGATTAAAATAATCTTTTTCTGCTTTTGCTACAGAAGCTTGTGTTTTTTCAGCTTCGCTAGCTTGGTAATCTTGTTTTTTTGGTTTACTACTCATACTTCTTTTTTATAAACATAACTTGTTAACTTAAATCCATTAGCAGTTGCAGTCTTTGCCCATCCTGGACGACTTGTGTGAAACTCAATAACCTTCACATTTTTTTCTAAAGCAAGTTTATCTAAAAAGGTAAACCCTACTTTATTATAATTATACTCTGGTTTTTGGTAGGTTGCCCAGACAAAAAGCGTTGGCTCGCCGCCAGGGTCTGCTATCATTGAGCAAATTATAAATCCAATATATATGTCTTCTTTATAAAACATATACAAAGTTGCATTACTGTTTCGTAATGCTAAGTATATATCTGCTGGAATCCAGTCAGAATAACTTTTCTTTCTTATAACATGTAGATCAGATTCAATTGTTTCGTACGCATACCGAATCTCATCTACAGGTATTTCTTCAACAGAGACTCCATTAATAGTCAATCTCTGAACCATATCTCTTATATCGTTTACGAGGAGACATCCCTGCTCCTTTATATTTTACAACTCTGCGTACACCTAAGTCTCCGCCCCTAGCTTTTAACTCAGCTTGTACTACTTCTTGATTGAATAAACTTAAATAATCTGCTGCTGCTTGTGGGTCGGTCCAATCTTTTGCGGGTATTCTAAGTAATCTATACAAAGCCCCATAGACAATCCCATCTCTGTAACTGTTAGAAAAAGTTGTATCAATGTTGCTAGTTGTTCTGCTTGGTTTTAAAGCAACGCTTAAAAGTAAACCATTAGTAACAGAACTATTAGGCACAGGAATAACCCAAAAAGTACTTGGATTTTTTTGCAAGTATACTTGTGGCAAAGATGTTTTATCTCGCCAATCGGGATAATTTAACTCTAAACTTCTAGGGCTTATAGGATCTAAATCATCGCCATCATAAGTCATCCACAAAATTTGATGAACATCAGTTCCACTTGGTTGATCAAACTCATATTCATACACACCACTAATTGTTGTAATAGGGTCTAAGTCATATACATAAGCTTTTGATCTTTCTGCAAACTCTATACAAGCTGACCTTAAAGTAGATTCTACTAAAGAGTCAGGACAATTAGGAACATAGGGTAGTATGTCTTTTACTAAAGAACTAAAGGATGCCATTTTATACTCCTAACCCTTGAACAGGAGGTGGAGCAATGTTCTGTCCATTCCTATCAAAGTTTGGGTTAATTAAATTTTTAGATGAAATGCCACTAGATACACTATTTAAAAATAGTTGATAATGTTGACTAGCTCTTTGTGCATTACCTGCAAACTCAGAGTCTTTCATATAACATCTAAACAAAACATAATCTACAAGGGCATTACCATAAATATCATCAATATAAATAGTACTACTTGTAGCACTTAAATCAGTAGGGCTTCTAGAAGTTATTAGTTCTACGTACGCGTTTTCACCGTCTTTTACACCTGGATATACATAAAATTTTCTAGGGTCGTCTGGATCAAACACATAATGTTTGATTACAGAACCGTGAGCTGCGTCTCCTGTAACAGTAGGATCATGCCAATCAGGTTCTATAGAATTTAAAATGTCTTCATCTACTAGCCTAATTGATTTTTTACCCGTTGCACTGCTACCAGTAGCACTCATGTTGCGTACTACTTTTATTAAAGACAAAGCTACGTCTGGTATAGATTGTTCTGTACCAGTAGCTAATTGTACGTTTGAATGATCAGCCGAAGCTTGAGGTTTAAAGTTAACTACTTCTCTTTGTGCATCATTTATGTACCTAAGCAATTCAGCTTCAGTCCATCGAACGCCAGTTGTATCCTGCAGGCTGTCCTGTATTCTGGATATTAAATTAGCGCCCGTTAATGTGCCCATTATTTCTTAGCAGTTTTCTTTGCAGTTTTTTTAGCAGCCGGCTTTTTCTTAGCGGGTGCTTTACCATCTACATAGGCTTCGTTTATATCAGGTGTAGAGGGATCGTCAGGAATATAATGTCCTTTTTCATCTCTAGCTCTAATAGGTTCGCTTGGCTTTTTGTCTTTGATTGAATGAGGTTTGTGTTCTGTACACCCCTCTTGCAAGCACAATAGGCCTATGTCATGTCCAACTTCTTTTGGTACGCCAGCTTCCAGTCTGATTGATGCGCCCCAGGTGGTCGAAATATACCTGTCAATATCTGATACTACTATCATCTTTTACTCCTAAAAAAGGGGTGGCTCAAAATGAACCACCCACAAAAAC